ACTGCTGGAGCCGCTACTGGCTTAGTAGTTTTTGCTCTGCTAGCCAGATTCTGGCCTGAAAAGAGCGAAAAAGTCATTAACGTCATCGGGTTAGTCCTGGAGATCTTGTTCATCGGATTTTTGACTTTCCTGATCATTGCAAACTCTTAAGGACAGGCTCTAAAACTCGAAACATCGATGGAATAGTGGTGAAAACCGGTATCCGCCTCGTATCCGATATAGCGGCGGGCGGTCACCGTCAGCCCTGCATCAATTAGGGCTCGGGTGAGCTGGTTACGCAGCCCCAGGTAGTTGGTCTTCGTGAACAGTGCGATGCGGACTTCTTCGACCTCAACACCAGGCTCGTTGTCAGCGAAAACCCCCAACGAGTCGGTCAGCGGCGTGAACACCAGGTAGGAGTCTGGTGCCGGAGTGTTCACATACAGCCCGACTGCATACGGCAGCTCAAGTTTCTGGGCCATGCGGCTTAGTTGCTCTAGCAACGGTGTGGTCATGGTTTCACCGCCTCGATACGCGCCGCGAGTACTTGTTTCATGGCTTCTACTGCGGGCCTGCGGGTTTGTGAACGCGTCGGTGCCAGAAACGGACGAGCTGGCTGGTTGGAGCGGCCGTGTTCGAGGACGTTGGCGATCAAGGCGTTGGAGCGGCCATCGGAGCGGTTTTCAGCGAAGCCGACCTTCACGTTATGGTCACCGCGACTGTTGACTTCCAAGCTGGTGGTGCCGAGTGCGGCGAGGAGTTGGCCGGTTGAGCGCGACGGCTGTTTCGTTGAGCTGCCGATAGCGTCAGCTAGGTTGGTGCGCATACGTGGTTCCACCACGCCAGCACCAGCTTGCAGGACTTCCTCAGCCGACGACTCTAGAACGTTGCCGGCCGCGCCAAGTGAGTCGATGAAAGTGTTGGGTAGACGGATCTGGACTCTAGCCATGGCTGTTTCCTTCCGGTTCAATACGGTGTGCCAAAATCTCGATATACCGACCCATAACCTCAACCGCATCAATCACGTACCGGCCGCTAGCGCAGGCGACCTCCATGGCTTCAGTAACTCGCAGCCCCGGTATTACTCGAATGCGGAAGAGCACGTCAGCCTTGCAGTAGGCCGCCCGGTTCACCCACGCGCCAGAAGCGTGACGCACCTCGATATAGGCCCGCACCGAGGCGACAATCTCGTCGTGGACGCTAGCGAACCCGGCAGCGTCCTTCGTAACCACTGGTGCTATGAGGTCGACGTGTTCGGTCATTCTCCCAAGCGAAGCCATAACGGTTCTCCCTAGATTTTCCAGTCCCGATCCAGCCGCAACAACGTATTGACAGCACCCCAGACGGCCCGGGCGGCTTCTGGTTTGTCAGCCCAAAACCCAGCTGTTGCGCCGTCGCGGGACTCATAGAAGTGGGTGGCGAGCATAACCACACCCTGCCGGGTCGCCTCCGACATCGGCTGCTTGTCGTAGAAGCCGGCATCGAGGTGTTGGTAGCCGGTGGCGTAGGAGGTGGCAGCCTCCACAAACGAACCAATCAGCCCATCATCGGAATCATGATCGATGATGAGGTTCTGCTTCACTACTGCCACGAGTTCGTCGTTGTTCATTGCTGCCACCTCCTAACTACTGTCTTGCTTTATCCGGCGTTCTTTTGGGTCAATACCTTGACGGCTTCAGGCAAAATCAACTTGCCGTCAAGACGCTGAGAGGCAAGAAACCCAATCTGCCCAGTGGTGGCGAATAGTTCGTTGAGGCGTTTGAAGGAGCGGCCCTGGCGGTCAGCGATCCAATAAAACCCAAGATCACCGAACGCCACGCTCTTGGCCCCTGCCTTCAATTCGGGCACAAACACGCTCGTGTGAACCGGCCGACCCAAAATCATGTCTGGTGTGCCAGCAGTCAGGGCGGGCTGCCACAGGTACTGGCCATTACCGTCCTTGAGCTTGCGCACAGTCTTGACGGTTGCATCGTTCATCAACCACACTGCACGCGCCCGGTACGGGGCACGCAGGCTGTAGTGCAGGTCGATGAGTTCGTCAGCGCTAATATCGGTCGGCTTGGCGGTTGTCACACCAGCCTCGGCTCCACCGGTGGTGTTGAAGATGCCGGTGGGTTTACCCTGCCCGTCGCCTACAAGGAATGCTTCTTCTTCAGCCGCACCAATACGGCGAGCAAACTCCGATGCCAGGTACTGCTCCACATTGAAAGCACTGTCGTTGAGCAACTCCTCAGAAATCTTGAGGAACGTACCCAACTTATAGGCGCTTAGGGAAATCTGGGTGAAGGCTTCATCGGACTCGCTATAGGGTTTACCCTCATCCAGCCAGGTCGCGGTGCCATGCGTGGAGACGACCGGGATCTTGCGGTCCCCGCTAGTGGTCTGAATAACTTTGGCGAGGGTGCGCATGACGTTTTGGTCAGCCAGCGACTGGACGAGGGTGCGCTCGAACTCGTCAGGCACCAGATACCCGCCCTCAGAATCCACACCCTCACTCAGCGCGTTTCGCACTTCCATGGGAGAGGTGTTTATGCGCATCGCATCCCAGAATGCGCGTTTGTAGGAGGCGGTGGCGCGGGCCGGTTTCGCCTTGCTCTCCTCGTCAGGGTTGGTGCCGGGTGTTGCTGTGATGGGTGCCCGAGTCGCCTTAGCCAAAGAGTTTTCGAGGCGTTCGGCTCGCTCACTGCGAGCAATCTCGTTTGAAAGCGCCTCGATCTCAGCCTCCATCTTCGCGTAAGCAGCATCGTCCTCAGCGCTCAGGCAGCCGGTCTCAGAGTCGCGGCGCTCATCAAGAAAAGCCTTAGCCTTATTCCAGGTTTCAGCACGGCGGGCATAAAGATCAGTAACAGTAGTCATGGTAAAAAGTTCCTCTCTTAAGGGTTTAGTGGGGTTGATCAGTTAGTTGGGCGTATAAATCAACAACCCGCCGACCACAAGGGGCAGCGGGCTTTAGACAAGGATGTTCACTTACAGGAGGCGGCGGCCCGGGAGGGGCAGCACTTTTACCGTGCATAGCTAGTTGGGCGACCAGCCGTTGCTCGGTTACTTTTCTGGAAAACACCACACCACCCTTGTTTTTGGGCGGCAACGGCGGCTTCTTACGGGCAGGGCCTTGCTCGTCATCCCCGCCGGAATCGTCCTCATCCGGCTCGTCTTCACCCGGCTCTTCAGATTCTTCGTCCTCTTTGTCTGGGGTTGGTGCTCGTTTACCAGTCAGCAGCTCGTCGGCGAACCCAAGTTCGATGGCTGCAGTTGCGTCCATCCAGGTCTCGGCATCCATCAACTTCGACAACTTCGCCCTGCTCAACCCAGTCTTGAGCTGGTAAGCATTGATAATCGAGTCCTTAACGCTCTCGAGCATGTCAAGAGCCCTCGATAGCTCGGTCTTGTCGCCCATGGCCAGCGTGGCTGGGTTGTGGATCATCAGCATCGACACCGGGCTCATCGCCACCCGGCTTGCCGCCATGGCGATCACGCTCGCTGCGGATGCTGCGATGCCGTCAATATTGACTCGCACTTGGCCTGGGTAGTCCAGAAGCATGTTGTAAATCCTGGCTGCCGCAACCACATCACCACCAGGGCTGTTAAGCCAAACAGTGACCGGACCCGAGCCAGCATTTAGTTCAGACTCGAAAACAGCTGGTGTTACGTCATCGTCGAGCCAAGATTCCTCTGCGATAGCCCCGTTAATACGCAAAACCCGAACATCCTCTTGGGTGTCCGGGTTGGTTGTTTCTGGGGTTAGCCAGTTCCAAAAACGCTTCACATTCTCCTCCTCAAAACTTGATTCTCTCCAGGTTGTTCTTCCAGCTGCTCATCTTTAGCTTCAACAGCGTCGGCTTGTTTGGTTGCTGCATAAGCGCCTGCCATGGGCAACGGGAGCATGTTGCCGTTGACCAGGTAGAGATCACCGCCATCGTCCTGGTCGATGCGGTCAAGGTTTTCTAGCTCGCGGATATCGTTTGCGCTCATCCAGCCGTTCTGGCGGGCTACCGCATAGCCCTCCATACGCGACTGGTAATCCCCGCGCAGCAGCCCCTCAACATTGAACTTCACAAACAACTGCTGTTTCTCACGAGCGCTTAGCAGTGTTTTGGTGATTGCTTGTTCCCAGCGGATCACCCACGGGTCGAGGGTGTATTTCACAAATTCGAGACTCTGCTGCTCAATATTGCTGAAGCTAGATTTTTCGAGGTCGCCGATCATGTGCGGCGGAATACGGAAGATACGGGCGATCTCGTTGAGCTGAAACTTTCTCGTTTCAAGAAACTGCGCCTGCTCAGGCGACACACTAATCGGCGTGTACTTCATCCCTTCTTCCAAAACAGCGACTTTATTGCCGTTTTTCGCGCCCCCGAAGGTTGCCTGCCAGGACTCACGCACCCGGGAGGGATCTTTTATCGTGCCCGGATGCTCCAACACACCGCCCGGTGCCGCCCCATTAGCAAAAAATGAAGCCCCATAATCCTCAGTGGCTTGTGCCAGGCCGATAGCATTACGAGCCATCGCAATCGGGGAATAACCAACTAACCCATCGAAACCCAGACCTGGAACATGAAGCACATCGTTAGGGGTAAGCCGAATGGTTTGGTATTGTCCTGCGGGTTCGTCCCAGCTGGTTTGGTATTCGTAATACAAAGCCTTGCTGTCTAGATCCCTGCCTACGCTCATCCGATTCGGTTGCAACGGATACAGTCCAATGACTTCGCCTAGACCGTTACGCACTACCTGAGCGAACGCGTTACCCCACAACAACAAATGCGTCATCAAAGTTTCGCGGAAAACAAACGACGTCATCTCGGGGTTCGGCTCATCATGCAACAACCGATACAAACTATGATCAACCGCTTTTTCTTTACCACGGCCGTCCTTGTAACGGTATACGTGCAGTGGTAGCCCGGCTATCGCCTCAGCCAGGATCCTCACGCACGAATACACGGCGCTCATTTGCATCGCGCTTCGCTCGGTCACCGGACGCCCAGAGGAAGTGGGGCCGAACAGGAACGAATACGACGAGCAAATCGTATGGTTCTCGGTTTGGCGGGGTTTGGGGCGTAGCCAGTTCAGGAATCCCATGTGTCCTTCTACTTTCGATTTAGAATGTTGGGGTGGATAAGGGGTTTCGGCAGGCGTGGCAGAGTGGCGAGTTGGTATTTCCTGCGACTCCTTCGCAAATTGGCCAACGGTGGTTTCTACGTACGCCGGTGAATCCAGCGAATAGACGAGACCTTGTGTTCATTGGGATTAACCCATCGAGTGCGACGCGATTTGCTGCTCAGAAACTGGGTGGTGATCCAACGACCGAAATGGTTCTGAAGTCTTTCCACCTCGGCGAAGATGGATCTCCGCTCGGCTGGCGATCAATGACGATCCTGAACCTACTCCCTTTGATTGGGCAGCCTCGTGATCTGCCTTATTGGGATAGCGATTCTGGCCGCCAGAAGATTCTAGATTCCATCGACATTACCCGTCAGATACTGAGAGTGATTCTCCCGAAATGCCACTGTGTTCATCTGATGTGGGGTACCCCCAATGACAAGAATTTCCCGTGGAAAAGCACAGTGCTCAAACAACTAATACCCGAAATCGACTCGCTTATTCCTGCCGATCACCAGGTTCAGGCGAACCTATCCAAGAGCGGACATCCACTGCATCCAGGGTTCGGCGGGCTTACCCATTGGCGAGGCAAACAACCCCACGACGCACGCCACCTGCTACAACACCAATAACCCGCGCTGATCGTAGACCGATCCTGTTGATGATCCTGTGCCGCAGCGGATGGCCCGGTCGAGGGCCATGATGGTGGCTACTACGCCGTCGATCTTCTCGGTGGATTTTTGTTTGTCGGGTTTGATGTTTCCTGCCGGGTCGGTGCGCACGTGAATGTTGTCGACCATCCAGGCCAGCACCGGGTGCCCGCCGTGCGCGAGCTTGCCTTCTAGGGCGAGTTTCATGAGTTCTTTGGATGGTGGGGACATGTCTTTGAAGCCTTGCCCGAAAGGCACCACCGTAAACCCGGCATCCTCCAAATTCTGTGACATTTGGACAGCGCCCCACCGGTCGAAAGCGATCTCTCGGATATTAAACCGGGTGCCCAGATCCTCAATGAACTTCTCGATATACCCGTAGTGCACCACGTTGCCCTCAGTCGTGAGTAGGTGGCCTTGCTGATGCCATAGGTCGTAGGGGACGTGATCGCGGGCGACCCTCAGTTTCAGGTTGTCTTCGGGTATCCAAAACCAGGGCGCGACCGTGTATTTGTCATCGTCATCCGTGGGTGGGAATACCAGTACGAAAGCAGTGATATCGGTGGTGGATGCCAGGTCAAGTCCGCCGTAACAAACACGGCCTTCTAACTCATCCAAGTGGACTGGACCATCGTTTTTGTTCCAGGTATTCATAGGCATCCACCGCACAGACTGTTTGACCCACTGGTTCAAACGCAACTGTCTGAAGGTGTTTTCTTCAGCCGGATTCTGCTTGGCACTATTACAAGCGTCCCTAACTTTCTGGATTGGCACCGTCACGTCCAAGGATGGGTTGGCTTTATGCCACACGGATTCATCGGTCCAATCATCATCTTGCGCTGCCCCATATATGACTGGATAAAAGGTGGGGTCGTGCTTTTTGCCCGCGAGGATGTCTTGGGCTTTTTGGTGTTGCTCGTAGCAGATGCTGTGGGTGTCGGTGCCGGCGGTTGTGATCAGGAAGTACAGTAGCTGGGTGCGAGCATCTCCACTGCCTTTGGTCATCACGTCGAAGAGCGCCCGGTTGGGTTGGGTGTGTAGCTCATCGAATACCACTCCGGAAATATTGAATCCGTGTTTGGAATAGGCCTCGGCGGATAGTACCTGGTAGAAGGAATTGGTGGGGGAGTAGATGATACGTTTTTGGCTTCTAAGGATCTTTACCCGCTTGGCTAGTGGGGGACACATTCTCACCATGTCGGCTGCCACTTCGAACACGATGGATGCTTGTTGCCGATCGGCAGCACACCCATAAACTTCAGCGCGTTCCTCGCCATCGGCGCACGTGAGCAACAATGCGACGGCAGCAGCCAGCTCACTCTTGCCTTGCTTCTTCGGAATCTCCACATAAGCAGTCGTGAACTGGCGGTATCCATCGGCTTTGAGGGTGCCGAAAAGGTCGCGAATGATTTGTTCTTGCCAATCAATCAACTTAAAAGGTTTTCCTGACCACCGTCCTTTCGTATGCGTGAGCGCTTGAATGAACGCGACCGCATAGTCCGCAGCCCGCTTATCGTAATGCGAGGTCGGCAGAGCAAAGCGGGTTGGCTCGTAGCGTTCAAGGCGGCGCATTGCCATCAAGGCACCTCCAATCACAAAGAAAGGAAAAGCTCAACCAGCGTGGGTTGGGCTTTATCGGAGAATCGGGTATTAGACCATGGCGTCGAGGGCATCGTATTCGCGTTTGAGTCGGTTGTATTCTTGGGCGAGGCATTCGAGGCGGAACCGGTTTTTGCAGGATCGTCCTTCGCGTTCGATGCGCTCGAGTTCGGCTTTGCGTTCGCGTAGAATCATGGTGCCTTCGCCTGGGTCGGTTTCGATCAGTTTCAGGTCTTTGTCGAATTTCGTGTTCATCGTCCTTGTCCTTTCGCTTACCGTGGTTGTTTCGGTATGTATATACAGCCATAGGTGTGCGACTATATCCAGTCGTTTTTGGGCTTATTTGCAAGGAAAATAGCGATAAACATCTCTAACGAAAAGGCGTCAGTGAGAAGGAAAACCCCGCGCGTGGCAGGGGTTCTCCCGAGTCAGGCTTGTTTATTCGGCGGTCATGGCGGCGGTGAGCGCCCAGGAGAGCGCGTGACCGTCGTCAGGGAAAATCTGGTTGGCTTGCTTGATCAGTTCGAGGCCGCATTCGATGAAGGACTTACCCTGCCAGGGGTTCTCGGAGGGGGTTTCGGTCAGGCGGTAGATGCGGGCGTCGTTGCCATAAACCCCGCCCTTGTGCCAACTGTAGCTGGTGGCGATCACCAGGTTGCCGTAGCGCACCACCGCACCGTAGCTATCGGTGGCCATTTGCAGGCGTTCCATCGTTGTCGTTTCCATCGCTGTATTTCCTTTCTTCGCGCACCGTTTCGGTATGTATATACAGCCATAGACTCCCGCTTATATCCAGTCGTAAAAGGGCTTATTTTCAAGGAAAAATAGAGATTCACATCTCTTGCCCAGATGCTTTGTCGGGCGGGTTTTTCCATGCCGAATTACCTGAGAGTGGCTTAAGCAGGATTTTGCGAACCTCAGCATACTTTTTACCGCTAAGTCCTATGCGGTAAAGCAGGGAGCGCAGCTCATACTTCTCATTACTTACCCGGCTTGCATTGCGGGAAACGGTGCGGTGGATCTGTTTGGCGTATGCGACCAGCTTGGTTAGAAACTCGGTGTAGGCGGTGATTTTCTCGAACTCGGGTAGCTCATCCCACCACGGGAAACTCAGCCCCTCGCTACTGGTGGTGATGTTAAGCTGGCTCGCGCTGAGCGCTTTAGCGATCAAGTCTTTCTTGGCTGCGATAAGTTCATGTAGCCGTGCCAGCTCAGTCTCATCAAGCGTGGCTGGCAGGGTGACTACGAGCCCGTAGTTTTCAGCCTTTTTGGTGTTCACCATTGCTCATCCTCCTCACCATCAAATTCGATGCTTTGACCGTCAAGCCAAGCACTGATGAGGCGCAGGTAGTTGTCTGGGAAGTTGGAGACAATCATTTCTACGTGCTCATAGCCGTGCTCTTCGGCCACATCCCACACCGCACCAATATCGGTGAGGTCAACTCCGAGGTTTTTGATTTCTTCCAGATCGACGTATAGCTGTCCTATCATCACCAAGCCCTCTCTTTCTTGCTGGTTGTTTGGTCATGTATATACAGCCATAGGTTCGCGGGCTTATCCAGTAATTTTTCCTTAAAATCCAGGAGTTTTAGTGGTCTCGGTGACTATCTGGGAAAGTACGAGTTTGGCGCACGGCAAAGCTATCCCGTTTCCCCACAGTTTGTAGAGCGCCCTGTCGGTCACTGGATTAGCCAGCCATTTGCGTACTTGCGTGCGGGTTTTAGGTTTTTTCAATCTTTGTACCTTGCCCCAGCTGGCCCAGACTTGCCACCAATAATCCAGCACGTCTTCGCTCGGGTTCTCGATGGCGAGTCCGTCTGTCCAAGTATCCGGGAATCCTTGTAGGCGGGAGCATTCGGTTGGGGTTAAGCGCCTTACGCGGTATTCGGGCACGCAAGGGTCAGTGACCAGGGGCGGCTCAGTTGAGTCTGAAGCCAACAATGCTCCAGCAATATTGACGTTGCCTCGGCAGAAGAAGTCCGCTTTCGATGCCGAGATGACGTCGGGTTGTATGATGGCGATGCCGCCTTGGTTACAGGTCGGAGTTATCCCTGACGTATCGAGCGTCTTGGATACCTCGGTTGAATAACCGTACCTGCCCACTGCCGCGCCGCGTCCCTCATGTAACGCATTGAAACCGTAGGCGGTAGCGATGATGGGAGTATTGCCTCCGCCAGTGCCGTAACGAGCGGTCACGGTTGGCGCTATCTGGCATGGTCCGCCCACTCTGGCATCTTGAGGATGATGGTCAAATAGTAGCGGCTCAATAATACTCTGGTCGTTACTGCATCCGAGCGTGCCTGACAGATTTGTTTGCACGAGCGGGCCTTTACCGCCACCTGGTTTACCTGCGCGCATCCGCAAGGCGAACACATCTAAGGATTTGCTTGCCTCGTGAGTGACTGCTCGAGGATTGGAGGTAGCGGCTTGCCTCTTACCGCAGCCCTGCGTAAGATTCCCTCGCAGGCACGTGGGCTCAAAGAGTATGTGTCCGGCACCTTGGCCTGCAAAATCTGCGATAAGGTAGATTCTTTTGCGTCGTTGGGGTACTCCGAAAAATTGCGCGTCCAATACTCGCCACGCAATACTCCATTGGTCTGCCACGACCGCTCCGGCTTTTTGCCACTTTTGTACTCGAGGTAGGTTAGCCGCTGCCGTTTCGTCGACAACCGAGATGAGGTTTTGCAGGACACTGTGGAAGTCTGCGCCTTTATTGCTTGAGAAGGCTCCGGGCACGTTTTCCCAAACAGCGAATCTTGGATATAGACCATGACTTTCCTTTCTCATTTCCTTGATGACTCTGACGGCTTGGTGGAATAGACCCGAGCGTTCGCCAGCTAAACCTGCCCTTTTACCTGCTACCGACAGGTCTTGGCAAGGAGAACCAAACGTGACCACATCCACCGGCTCTAGCTGACTGCCGTCAATATTGCAGATGTCGCCCAGGTGTTGCATGTGCGGAAAACGCGTGGTGGTGACCAGGATCGGGAAGGGCTCAATCTCGCTCGCCCACACCGGCACTATGCCAACCTTGGTTGCCGCTAGTGGGAATCCTCCCGAGCCATCAAAAAGCGAGCCAAGCCTTAAAGTTTTTGTCAAGGGTTAGCCTTTCTGCTTGGGGCGGTCGACTTCTTTCACCAGATCCAGGTAGGCGTACTGTTTGTTACCACGAGTACAGGTGATGCCAGCTGCGTCTCCGGTTGCTTGGGCATAGCGGCGCAGAATCACGGAAGCGTATTTCTCATCCAGCTCCATCGCATAACACGTCCTGTCAGTGGCTTCTGCAGCCATGAGCGTGGAACCAGAGCCAGCAAACAAATCGAGCACTATCGCGTTTGCTTGGGTGGAGTTACGAATCGGATAAGCGAGCAAATCCAACGGCTTCGAAGTCGGGTGGTCACTGTTTTTGCGGGGCTTGGCGAAATTCCACACCGTGGTTTGTTTGCGATTCGCATACCAAGCGTGAGAGCCGTCTTTCTTCCACCCATACAGCACTGGTTCGTGACACCACTGATATGGGGAACGACCAAGTACGAGGGAGTCTTTGACCCAAATACAACAGCCCGACAGGTAGAAGCCAGCATCTTGAAAAGCGCGACGGAAGTTCAATCCTTCGGTGTCGGCATGGAAAACATAGGCTGACCCTCCCTTAGCTAGGGATGTCGCCATGTTGGTGAATGCAGCCAGCAAGAACTGGTAGAAGGTCTCTGAGTCTTGTTTGTCGCCTGCGATTTTCAGGCCGCTGGATGATTTGAAGTCCACGTTGTAAGGCGGGTCTGTGACCACCAGATTAGCCTGTTTGCCATCCATCAAGGTTTCGACATCGGCGGGGTTCGTGGCATCCGCGCACATTAGGCGATGCCTACCAATCCTCCAGATATCGCCTTTTTCAACGAAGGCTGCCGCTTCTAGGGCGGCGTTCAGGTCGAAGTTGTCATCCTCAATCGACTCTTCGTCGAGGGAGCCGATGAGGGACTGGATTTCTGTTTCGTCGAAACCGGTGAGTTCAACGTCGAAATCGGAAGCATCCAGGTCGGCTATAAGTAGGGCGAGTTTGGAATCATCCCAATCGCCACTGATCTTGTTTAGAGCAACATTTAAGGCTTTTTCGCGGGTTTCGTCTATTTCGACGACCACGCAGTCCACGGTTTTATAGCCCAGATCAGCTAGTATTTTCAGACGCTGATGCCCACCCACAATATTTCCGGTGGTTTTGTTCCAGATGACTGGCTCCACATACCCAAACTCCGTCAGGGAGCGTTTGAGTTTGTCATAGTCTGCATCGCCTGGTTGTAGGTCTTTGCGGGGGTTGTAGTCAGCTGGGGTGAGATCACTTATGGCTATTTGCTTGATGCGCATGGTTTTTCACCGCCTTAACAAGCTCACGGCTAGTAGTCCAGGTGTCTTCCCACTTGCGTGTGTAATCCCCGAAATGCCCATACGTCGAATACCGCACGTAACCGGGAGATTTGAGATGTAACTGGTCGATGATCGCAGCCGGACGAAGATTAAAGACATCGCGCGCGGCAGCCGTAATTAGTTCATCAGGATGTTCACCGGTGCCGAGGGTGTCAATGCGGAAAGCGACCGGGTCGGCTTTGCCAATCGCATAAGAAATGCTCACTTGGCACTCTTCAGCTAGGTGCGCATCAACCACCGTCTTGGCGATCAGCCGCGCCATATAAGCCCCGCTACGGTCGACCTTCGACGGATCCTTACCGGAAAACGCTCCACCACCATGCCCGGCCAGCCCGCCATAGGTATCAACCATAAGTTTTCGGCCAGTGAGTCCGGTGTCAGCTTTAGGACCGCCCTCCACGAACCGTCCAGAAGGATTCACCAAAATAGTCGTGTTTTCATCGACAGGAAGATACGAAGAGCAAGCTGGACCGATAATCATCGAGGTGATTTCACGGCGCAACACCTCAAAATCCTTGGATTCATCGTGCTGGACGGAAACCACCACCGTCTCAACAGCTTGCGGTTTTCCTGCGTCGTTGTAGCGCACTGAAACTTGTGCTTTACCATCCGAGAAGATCCCAGTGATGGTTCCTTGCTTGCGTGCGTCATCTAGCCGCTTACAAATCTCGTGGGCTAAAACAAGAGGCAATGGTAAACGCTCAGGTGTATCAGTGCAGGCATAACCGTAGACCGTGCCTTGATCACCAGCACCCTGAAGACAATAAGCGGACTCATCGCCATGGCGAGCCTCTAAAGATGTGCTCACGCCGCCGTTAATATCGCTAGATTGACGCCGCACCCACACATACACCAAAAATCTCCACGGCTTATATCCAGCTGCAGTCAGTGCTGTGCGTACGCAATCACGCAAGTCCACACGAGCATTAGTGCTGATTTCACCAGTGACAATAATGCGTCGCCCAGTAGCCATAACCTCTACCGCGACATGTGCGTTGGGATCATTGTAGAGAATTTCGTCGAGAATCTGATCAGCAATTAAATCGCACAGTTTATCGGGGTGACCGATACACACTGCTTCAGCAGTTTTAACCACAGACATAACACGCACCTTTCATAGAGAGGAAATACAGGAAACAAAGAACGCGCCCCCAAGGCGGGGACGCGAAGAAAAACCAGAAATCACAACCAAGCAAAATTGCTCAACGGTAACGACGGAAGCTTTTGCCGTCTGCTAAGACCGTGCTTTCAACAACTGCTCCATAACCTCATCACCCGGTGCCGCACCCGAATAGTCAGTGGTGCAGTTAGCTCGCACAATCTCAAAAATCTCATACCAATAAACGTTTGCCTGCTTGCCAAAAGACTGGCTCATCGCAACGAACGGCGACGCTATCGCAGCACCCGTGGTCGGGTGCTTGCCGAGCAAACCGAACTTGGAGATCGCCTGCTCACACTGCACATACCGGGCGAAAGCCTGGGCGTAGGCCTCAATCAGACGCTTAGAAACAAACCTCGTGCAGCCACGCTCATCCAACCAACGCCAGGTTTCTTTGTAGACAAGGTCAGCACCGAGAGGTTTACCATCACGCTGAATATCGCTTAAGTATTCAGAGGGTTCTGGCATCACCTCGCCAGCAAGCACCGCGCCCGCGCCAATATCCGCGCCCTCGAAATCGAAAGGGAGTGCTAGCGGATCTTCCAGGCGAGTAGCAGGCAGACCCTTAGCGAGTTTCTCGCTCAGTGGGTCGGGTTTCGCTCCAGCCCTCACGCGCCGCCCACCGCGATTAGTTCCGTCTTTCGCCATGAAATATCGCCTCCTTCCAGGCGGTTAGCCCGGTGATGGAGGGCTTGCGGGTTAATACCCTGTTTGATTCGGTCTTTTTGCGTACGGTTGGCCCCGCCCGCTGACCTTCCCAAGAGCTGTAGAGATCTAGAGCCCCCTACCCCTCGTCAGGCTTTCGACGTTGGCTCGTGTTCGGAAAACGCCAGGCGGGTAGGAATCTTTGAGGTTCCAGATGATCGTCGCGCCAGCGGGCAACGTGTGGGCTCGTCAGTAGGTGTAGACCCGAGGTGGTTGCCTCCATCTGTCGTCATCCAAGGCTGTCTGCCTGGAGTGGCAAGGCTTGCACAGGCTTCGGAGGTTGTCGAAGTTGTGGGTGCCGCCGTGTTCGAGCGGGAGAATGTGGTGAACCTCTTGTACTGGCGTGTAGCGTCCGGCCTCTAGGCAGTCTTCGCAGAGCGGGTGGGCGGCGACGTAGGCGGCGCGGATTTTACGCCAGCGCGCGCCGTAGCGGGCGTTGATCTTCGGATCCCGCTGATACTTCCGATACCGGGCGTCCTCTGCCTTGGCGTGGGCGTCGCAGTAGCGCTCGCGGGTGAGCTCGGGGCAGCTGGGGTGGGAGCACGGGGAGGCGGGTTTGACTGGCATCGCTGGCTCCTTCCCGAACATGGTGAAGCCCCAAGTTCCCGTGTGGGTTCTTGGGGCTTCTCCTAGTTTTCAACCACTTATATGTTCTCACACTGATATGCGGTTTTCTATCGCATGTTTCGGATACCCGCTAACGCTAGAGCTGTCCGTATAAGGCGGTGGCGAACCTGTCGAGGGCCCGGTTCTTGCGCCGATAGACCGTGTCACGCTCGACGTAGAAATGATCGGCGATCATCGACACCTTCTCATCTTGCGTCCCCTCGCTAAGGAAGAAGCCTTCGAGGATGTATCGGTCGTCTTCAGCGATGACTTCCCACGCAGGCAAGAACCAGTCCATGTACTGGCGGGCCTGCAGGTAGCGAGCCTTGTACGCATCTATTCGCTCAATGCTCGCGACGATCCGGTTCTCCGAAGCGTGGAGGTCGCCTGATGGTGGTGTGCCGTCCATGCGTGGGGATGCGGGGCTAGCTGCATCAGCATAAGCCGCCTTGATCTGCTCGTCGGTACTCTCGATGATCTGTTCCATCACCGCATAATCCTGCAACGCCGCAATCGCCGCCTTACGAGTGTCGAGGTATTTCGTCATCACATGCATGAGCGTGTCCTTTCAGTGGTTGTGTGGATTTCTTGTGCGACCGCGTCAATCAACGCAGCCTGAGTAGCGTCCTTCGCATCAAGGGCTTTGAGCACGACTTCATCGAGCGTCCCCTCCGCAACAAGATGCGTGATCGTCACAGGTTCGGATTGCCCTTGCCGATAAAGCCGGGCATTCGTCTGCTGGTAAAGCTCCAGGCTCCACGTCAACGAGAACCACACCAGCAGATGCCCACCTGACTGGAGGTTCAGACCGTGACCCGCAGATGCGGGGTGAATCAGCCCAAGCGCAATCTCGCCCTGGTTCCAAGCCTCGATATCGACCGAGGTTTTCAGCTCCCGAGCCTGTGGGAATCGCGCGGTGATGCGTTCGCGGTCATGAGTAAACCAGTAGGCCACGAGCAGTGGGTTGCCGTTGGCTGCCTCGATGAGGTCTTCGAGAGCGTCAAGCTTCCGATCATGCACAGAAGCCCAGTCGCCATCGCCGGTGTAGATCGCGCCCGACGCTAACTGCAGCAACTTGCCCGACAACGCAGCAGCATTCGCGGCATCAATCGTCGCCTCACCGAGTTGAAGGACGAGGTCAGCTTTAAGCTGCTCGTAGACCTTGCGCTCTTTCGGCTCCAACACCACAGGCGTTGCCGTCACCGTCAACTCTGGTAGCTGCAGGTGGTCGGTGGTTCTCATCGACAACGTCATGTCACCAATCGCCGCATAGATCTCATCCTCAGCACCCACGCGTGGCTTATAGGTAAAGACCTGCATCCCATTACGCTTATCCGGCACAAACC